CAACACCACCACCGACTCCAGGCCCGTCCACACAGATAGCCACAATGTTGCTATCGTCGATGAATAGGTCTCGGGCTTTAGTGGCCACCTCGACAGTATCCAGCCCACGATAAGCGTACTGGTAGTGGACTTTTTGGGCCTTGGCGTAGCGTGATAACGCTCTGATCGTTACCGAACCGGGCAACGTCAACTCCCATAATTTTGGGGTACTGGGCGAACTCCTGGGGTTTTAAGTTGCGGTCCTGCGCCTCAACCACGACTGTCTCGGGGATAAACTGCGTGTCGCTGATACGGGGAAACTCACCCCGCACACGGACCCGGAAAAAATCGCTGTCATCGCCATAATCTTCCAGCCATTCAGCTATTTTCCGCTTGTCAGTCATTTTTGCTGTGCGGCTGTCTACTTGCCGAGTATTCCAGCGGTGTCGATACCGGCTAAAGCATTCTCTGAATCGTCCGGTGTTCCGCGTGGGGTTGCCAAAAACAAACCACATTGCGCCCGGCGTCGTCATCGCGCCTTCCGATACCTCCCAGATGATGTCGGGAATACCAGAGGCCTCGTCGTAGATGATCAAAACGTGCTGTGCGTGTTGTCCGGCGAACGCTTCGCTGTTGTGTTCGCTGTTCGGTACTGCTGCGGTAAACCAGGTTTCCGGATGCTCATTGTGAAAAAACTTGGTGGCCGTCCAGGTAAACCAGTGCTTGTTGATTGATCGCTTATGCCAGACTGCCAGCTCCCTCCATGTTTTTGTCGATAGCTGGGTGGTCGTATTGGCGGTGATGATCCCGTTTAAATGCGGCCGGGTACTCATTGCCCATAAAATTATGATGGCCGTCAGTGCAGATTTACCGATACCGTGGCCAGAAGCCGTGGCGTCCTGAATTGCTGCCTCGGGGTCTACATCAAAACTTCCTGCGATACTCTCAAGAACGCCCGTCTGCCATTCGTCCGGGCCGTCCGGAAATTCCTCTAGCGGTCCTGGCTCACCCCAAGGGAAAACATACAGCGAGAACCCGTAGGGGTCATAGATAAACTGCGAAATGTCTTCGGCCAGCTCTTGCTCAATAGCATCGCTCATTTCTTGGCCTTGGCTGCCCGCTTCCTTGCCGCGTCCAGTATTTCAGCATGATCGACTTTAACGTTGATCTGTTCCTCAAACGCTTTCACGTCGACGTGCTTGCCAATCAGCTCCAAGTTCCGCAGTTTGTCCGGCCATTTGATCTTTTTAATAATCGTCTCAAGGTCGGGGTCTTCGCCTTGTAAATGTTTAATATCAATCGCTGAAATAGACAAGCGCCAGGCTTTTGGCCAATCCGATACTGGCTTCAAGGAATGGTCGACATCCAGGATGTCTGCCACGTCAAGTTGATCAATTTCAAAGAGTCGTTTCAGCACATAATCGGCATCAACCTTGACTCTTTCTGACCGTTCGCGCTTCGCTTGCTCGATGAATGCGTTGATTATAGGTTTTTTTAAGTTTTCAGCTCCAATAATAGGCGCCGTCTTTTTACTGTATCCAGCTTTTAACGCAGCACTGCTGGCGTTGAGCGAGACAATGTAATGTTCGACAAACGCCTGCTGCTTTGCTGTTAGCTTATCGCCTTTGCTCATGCAGTTCTCGCCTGTCCTTGATTGAATAATGCTCAGTAAAACCCCGCTCAGTGGCGGGGCTCTTACGGTGCTTACTCGTTACATGTTTTCGTCAGGTTTGCTCAGGTCGTACACCCAGTGCGGTCGAATGACCATCCGCACCTCCGAGCGGCACCACAGAGGCATTAACAGTCAGAGTCTCGTTACCAGTGATGTAACCTGTTGACTCTGTTATTCGATGGATTGCGACCATAGGCAGCACATCGGATGACTCAGCGGGCACAGTATCGAATGAGGATTCAATGGATTGAATATCAAACGAATCTGTGGCCGCTACTGCACATGCCGGGAAAGCCAGGCTGATTATAACGGCAAGCATAATGGGGATTGATGTTCGTGTTCGGATAGTTAGCATAGTTTGACCTACTGTTCGTTGCTGGGGTCCGGGCCTCACACCCGGTCGGATTGGATCACCTCCTCACTCAAGGGCGCCTCACGGCGGGCCGGGAACATCGGGCGTCTCACGACGTGCCGATTCTGTGTCACGCTGGCTGTTCATCAGCATGCGAATCTGGGTGATCTGGTTATCGCATGGGACCAGCTCTTGATCCCACACTTGCGATACCGTCTTGAGTAAGTCGCCGGTTTCCATGCCGTAGTGCATGTACCCGAGGCTTACCGGTGTCTCATCTGGTTTGATACAGGGCTTTAACAGCTCTGCCGGGATCTTCACATACTCAACGGGGCCCGGTACCGGAATGTACTCAGGAACCGTCGTGGTGATTACTCCGGGGTTGCTCGAACAGGCTGATAGCATTATCAGGGACGCGATAGCGCAAAGCCTCGTGCTCCGCTTTAAGCTCATCAATTTTCTTGAACTGGTGCTCAATGATTTCATTCGCGGCCTCGTTGATTCTCGCTGTCTCGACCAACGCCGCTTGCTCTAACTTATTCTGGTTGATCAGATCCTGGTTTCGCTTCTCTAGTCGCGCCTGCTGCTCATCGTAGAATGCCAGTCTGCGCTCGGCCGCGATCTCTTGGGCTTCATTGACTGCTGCTTGCTGTTGAGCGGCTAGTTCAAGGGCGGCGGTGCGCTCGTCGTGGTATTGCTCCCGGTACCAGAGCAGTCCGGTCAGTAGAATCAGACACGCAGCGAGAAATGGTCTGGCTTTCAGTAGTTTGCCGGCCGCAAATAGGAATTTCACTGAGTTACGCCCTTCTTAGCCAGTTCCTCGACTGCGGTGTTGCCGTAGTACCCGATTATCAGTGTTGCAGGTATGCCGTATGACCAGCCAATTACAACACTCATCGACGCGATTGTGCCTGGTCGCCATATTTCTAATACTGCCCAACAGAACGTCTGAATAACTGACCAGGTAATGCCGGTGTAATACCCGGCGCGGCGGTGTTTCCACCATCTGCCAGGGTTTGGGTGTTCACTCACTGCCATTCGCCTGTGCGGAGCTGCTCAGCAACTTCATTTGCACGGATCGGCGTCTGGCCTGCCCATTTGCTGTCCAGAGCCTCGGCGGCGGCGTCTTCGTAGTCATATCGCTCCAGTGCAGCCCACATAAGCTGAAATTCACGGATTCCCGCACCACCAAGCTGGAACCGCATGTTGACCAGTGCTGCCTGGCGAACCGGGTCTAACTGTCGATACGTTTTGATTGAGCCCATATCACGCATACAGGCAACTACATCTGAGGTCAGAAGAAATACCGCTTCTTCGTCCGTAATGCGGCCGCCCCGGCGCTCATCAATCAACCGGCCGTACCCGATAGTCAAGTACCCCAGGTGATCTGGGTAGGCATGGTTACGCAGACCCTCATGCCGTTTTATTTGCGCGAGCAGTTCAGTTTCCATAACGCCTCCAGGGCAATGGTCAGTCTTTTAAGCGGTTTTTATGCTCTTTCAAAATCAAAAGGTATCGCTTGTGTGAGTAGTACCAGGTCATTGAAAACCGGCGATTGCAACTGCCAGACCGCCAACACCCAGGAACAATGTAATAATTTCCGAGTTTTGAACCGCCCAGTTTATAAAAGGGCTACTGGCAGCACCGCCGAATCCAACCTTGGTCAGTTTGCCGCCCGTCTCAATCAGTTCTGCTGTATGATCGTTGCCTGCCAAGCCATTATCTCCGGGCATAAAAAACCCCGAAAGCGTTAGCCGTCAGGGTTTCATGTATTTGGTAGCGGTAGCAACCGCACTTTGGTAATTTTCCTGCTATCTCTGCTCATTGTCAACTTTTAGTTTGAACAGCTGCACTACGCAATCTCCCGTGCGTCTTTGAATTCATTGATCAACTGCGCTATCGGCTCCAGTGTCCAGCCGGTCCAGTCAGATATGATGTCATCCAACACGAACCAGGTATCGCGCATCCCGTCCCTGTCCCATTCGTTTTTACCCAGTTTCAGCCTGCCGTAGCAATCAGCTTGGGTAAACCGCTCCCGTCCGGATTGTTCCCGGTGTATCTGCTGTTCAACAGCCATACGGCACAGAATCATCTGCTGTATCGACCGAACTGGGTCGTAAGTTTCGGTCATCTGAAATTGCCTCCACAACTTGTCTTCAACTCTATTGTACTGCTGTACGGTCCGGAAACTATCGGGAGCAAAGCAAAGCATACCCCAATCGTGTAAGTGTTTTGGCAGTTTGGACGCCGCGTGCTGAACTTTTCCCGCTAACATTTGATGCCATTTTTTTGCATCTGAATCGTGCGCTGTACCGTGAGACAAATTCATTAGCGTTGACAGTAGATCCGGACTCAACGTGTCGTTATACGCATCGTGCCAACTCTGTCGTGCAGTGATGTATCTCATGCTGGTGCTCCCGCGTTGATGATTATTTGGCCTTCGTATCCCCAAACTTTAGTAATCCTCACGTCCCACACTCCACTATCGTCTGAGTACATTGCATCGCAGAGCGCCTTTAGCATGTTATCTGCGTCGGGCTTCGCCTGGTGCGCCTGTCCGTCCATCTGCGTCTTCTTTTTGTTACTCCAGCTCTTTGGCATGGGCAAACAAAAATGACGTGTGCACCTTGCTCTGGAAGTTTCATACTGAGTAATCGCGCATGATCACAGAATGCCCGGTATCTCATTACGGGCGGGCGTTTCTTCCATCTGTCCGCCTGAGTCATCCTGGGTTTTGGGCATGGAGTGATTGGGTATTTCATGATCTATTCTTCGTAGCCCAGAGCGTCAAGTATCAGAGCTCGGGTAAATGGCTTCGCACTAAGCTCATGCACACCTTTGATAATCCTATTATGAGCTTCGCGTCGATTCAATCTCATGCGGTATCCGGCATCTTCGACATACTCTGAAACACTAATAGTTGGCTGTTTATACCGGTCTTGTGTGATGTGTTCCAGCGCCTTTCTTATATCCTCATCACGCTCAAGTTCAGCGTCAGTTTTTATTGGCCAGAAAAACTCTGGAACGGATGAAGAGCGGTAACCGTAATTATCGTAAAATTCAGCACGGACTACACATTTAACATCATCTTCACACGTTTCATCTATTCCGATTATTAGTCCAGGACGCCAAAAGCCATCTACAAAAAATTTGCATTGGGTGCCGGCAGGTGGGAACTCTTTGCGTTCATGCCAATCATTTCCAGACTTAAATGCTACGTCAGCCGGGTTGTAGTCCGAAATCCCGTTGTCTTCCGCAATCTGCTCTCCATTCCAATCTGTCATCGGCTCAAGGGTCAACTCTTGATTGCTCATAGCCCAATCCTCTTAATACATTCAACTTCCCAAGCATCGGAAAAAGTGCTTATAGCCATTGATTTTCCCGTCCTTGTTTTATATACACGATTTTGCCAAGCTGAAAGCACAATAACTCGTGCGATCTCTGGCACGTCATCGCTGTAAATCTCAGCGAGTGGGGCGCCAAGCTGGCGAGCCTGCATAATAATCCGCGCAAATTCCCGAACGTTATCGCACTGGCTCGGCGTCTTTTCTCCGTATGACAAAATAGGGATGATTAGAATTGCTATCAGTAGTTTACGCATTGTCATTTCCTCGTTTGGCCAATCGCATTAGTTACGGCAACACCGAACGGCAAATCTTTATCTTGATCGATGACCCACTTGCACAGCCTGATAAACTGCATCCACTGGCTGCCAAATTTCTCTGTGTACCGATTTCGCCAGCTCGTGACATTGTGCTCTGGGTGAGTACGGTGACACTCGCTGCACAGCGGTAAGACGAACCAGTGCCCGATCTTCACCTTATCCTGCCTGCCTGCGGCGCCGACGACGTGATGAATTTCAGCAGCCCTTCCTGGACAGTTCATACAGCCGTGGGATCTGACCAGCTCGCGCCAGGCTTTCTGTTTTGCTGTTGGCTTGTTGTTTTTAGACTGCATCTCGAACCTCGCGTAACGATACAAACTGACCAGGTAAGGTGCAGTTTTCTAAAAAAACGGCCTCTTTATTTCCATAGGCAATGAGGCAGGAAGGCGCTCCGCCATTCGCCTTTGCTTTGCGCCCGTCAACATAGTGAAAACTAATCCGACCGCGAATGAATAGGATTGCAGTCGCCCTCTCCCACACTTGTTTAAAAAACATATCGGTTTCAGTTCTTGCAAAAACTAAAGCCAGTCCGTTTCCATGATCTGCCATACGATTGAGCCATTGCGCCGCCTCCCGGCCGTATGGTGGATTAAGCCAAACTCGGCCGAACCATTCCTTGCTCATCCCATTATCTGTGATCGTGTAATGGTTGTCAGCGGTTGGCCAAGGCCGGGTTATAGGCGCGCAAGGGTCAAGATCAAAGCGGCCAAGTTTTGCATGTAACTCAGGCGGTGTTAGCCATTCATCATTCTTCATTTTCTCCGAATGATGACTGCCCATACCTGTTTTATGATTTGTTTTAGACTGCATTAGCGGCCCCACCCAACTAATACTCCGCCGGCGAAGGCCAGCGCAATACAAACTAAGAGCAAAGCCTGTACCTTGTACTCATTGCTGTACGGTGCGCTGTAATCCGGTTGATGCTCTGCATCGCGAATAGATTCGGCAATAATCATTACACCCACGATGTATGACAAGATGAGTAATAGTGCTATTAGGCTCATGCGTTTTCCGCCTCTTTCAGACTTGCGAGAACAATTCCTTCTTGCAGATAGTGCCGGTGCATCTGATCAAGGAATACTTTGTGTTGGCGCGGGCTCAACACACTCGTAACATTAAATGATTCCATGGCCGATAACCGCTGGTAATCAAGCAATAGGTCATATCCGATTTTTCTCAATATGTAGTTAATCTTTAGTGCTCGGTCACGCTCGCTGTCCGTTTCCACGTCATAACGCATCACAGGAAGCGCCAATTCTGTTTTAACAAAAAGCCTTACGTTGTACTCAGAATCACCCTGCTCGGCCGCGACGGTTTTAATCCAGACCGCCTGTAATCCGTTTGCAGTCAGACCCCGCTTTTTTGGCATACCATCTGTGATGTTGACAGTCATCGTCCGGTCGCCGTGCTGGGCCAAGAACTCGCTCAATGCGCTCCGGCCGCCGTGACGCGGATCTGGGCTGACGACGAATTGTCTTGAATCTGTCATGCAGCCGCCCGCTTCATCTGATCAAAACCGATATAGGTTTTCACGACCGCAAAATTCCGAAACTCGGTCAGGTATTCCTCGCCCAGCCATATCTCATACACCAGGCCCTCCATGTCTTCCGACTTTACAATCCGGTACTCGCCGCATTGGTATTCAAGTTCGTTTAGTTTCTGGAAATTCATTGCGCCTCCATAACAAGCCGAGCGACTTCTTGAACATCGTCACATTGGCTTGGTGTTTCTGCTGCATATACCAGTAGTGGCATAAGCAGGATTGCTATCAATAGTTTACGCATTTCACATCCCCTCTATTAAGCTATCAAGCCAGATAAGCGCTGGGAACGACAGCACGAACACAGCCAGCGTACCGTAAAGAACTTTTTCGCCCAGTGATTCAGGCGCTTGCTTTGGTGTTGCCATCTCTGATCTTTTCATAACTCACCCCGCTGGCTAATATACATAACGCATTCATGTTCGATGTCGGTCTCATCCTGAGCAGACATTTTGCTGTGTATCCATTCTGCATAGTAGCCCGCACGATCTAAAATATGATATTCAATTTCCTGATCTTCGGGCGGGTCACAGTCACCAGGCCCGGCACCGTTGAACGTATGCTGACGCCAAGGCTTTGCGCCTGTGTAGTTGTCAATTACTACACCGATGGGAAGACCGCCCATTACTGTTGTCGTAAAGTCTGCATCCTCCCGCACCTTGATTGTCTTGCCTGCTGCTTTGGCAATCTCTCGCCGTAGCTGTGCGCGGGCCTTATTTAACATGCTGAAATAGTAGCTCTTGATTGCTCTGTTGTTTAGATGGTTCGTTTCTGCCAAGCCTTTCCGGTTGACGTTGTACGCGAATCTAGCAAGATTCAGTGCGCTGTCCGGGTTGCTGCTGCATTCCATAATAATTCCCCTTTGTTGTTGTCCCAGATTAGCAACTCTGGACTGGCGTGCAACCTATGGTTTGTGTCGAATTGTTACAGTACCCGAGCCGCTTCGACTATAGCCCATGCTTCGATTACCTCTTTCGCCCGCTCAATTGGGAACCGGAACTCATCGCCGTAGTTGTCGTGTATACTGCATACGCCAGGTGCAATGTTGATCGTCAGAGATGTGCCTAAGCCAAATTTACGCGACAGCTTGAGCAGTGCTTTGTATTCGTCTGTGTCGGGGTGATCAGTAATCTCATTG